TAATTTGAGCCTTGAATACAAGATCAGCAAAGTTAGTATCATCTGGGAAGTCAAAGAGTGCGTACCAAGAGTCGCCTTGGTTGAGTACGATATCGTAAATGCCTGTAGTAGTTGGCATAGGAGTGCGACCGTTTAGATCGTTATTAATGTATACACGCTCTGGACGTCGTGAGTCATCAATTTCTTGTGGCATGTAAACAGGAACAAGTTTATTTGTAATTCTGGATACACGTCGTAGTGTTCCCATTTCAATACGCCATAAGCCAATGTTAAGAGCAGCAGAAAGTTGCTTATACTGTTCCCAACGCTGTTGAACCATGTTAGTCAACTGATTAAAGCGCTGATCACGTGGGATAGTAACTCCATCAGGAGCAATAATGTTGATATCAAACGCAGAGTCTGTTGATAGGGTCCACAACGCTTCAATAGTTGCAAGAATTACAAGCGGGTACTCCTCAACACCTGGCAGGCTATTTAAAGTAATTTGACGGCCAGCGGTGTCTGTTCGATTGTGCGTATGCTGGCTTACCGCAGTGTTTACAAACTTAGCTATGTCTTCATCAGTAAAATAACGGAAATGATTTCCAGATACCTTTACTATAGCGCCAAGTGCTGGGGCTGTTGTGAAGTGAATAACTCCGTGCTGCTCTTCAACTGTGTACCCCGATGGGTATGCGACAGGAGATCCGTTAACGGTTACGTAAAGGCTGGCAATGTCAAGAGGTTTGATCTTGGTACGGAAATGTCTGTCTTGCCCATCTCCTACGTTTTCGTAGTCAAATTGCTTTGGCAAGTCACCGAGTTCCATACGGACTCTAGAGACAAGATCAGAAAGAACGGCCACTCTTGCTCCTTGTTAATCGGCGTATGCTGGGACTATAATCCCACGCATAGGGTGTAAAAATCTTAATAAACGAAACAGCGGGCGCCTACTGGCAACCCGCTGCTACGTGAAAGTCTAAATCTTAGATAACTCCTGCGAGATAGCCTTTTTCCTTGAGGTGATTAGCAACAGCCTTTGTAACAGCGTACTTCTGACCAGCTTTGAAGGTGTAATTGTTACCCGCTCCAAGTGTCATGTTCTCAACATCAGCGATAACGCGGATTTCAACCACATCATCATCTTGCTTTCCAACCTTAGTAACCGATTCAACAACTACTGTTGCGCGGTTAGGCTTGGTTGCGTCAAGCACTTCTGTTTCTAGCTTTACTTTTGCCTCTGCCGTAGCAAGCGACATTTCATTTGCGCGTTCCTGAAGAGCCTCTGCATTAGCAGCAGCAAGTTCGTCGCGCTTACGTCCTGTGACGTCTGTTGGGTTCTTAGCCACTTTAAATCCTCCGATATGTTGACTGGTTATTTATAGAAGGGGGGCGGTTAAGCCCCCCTCCCCTCTGCTATTAAGTTTTTTTAAAGCTAGTTGAACTTAGTTGGTTTCTGCAATAACAACAGACTGATCTGTAATAAGACCAAGACCGAAGATTGAGTACCAAGCAAGAGCGTGCTCACGACCGAAGTCCAAGATACCGCCATCACGAAGTTCAACTGGAAGTGAGATTGCGTGACCAAATGCGTTATCTCCAATGAAGATTGCTGAGTAACGATCCTTAGCGCCATTACCCTGCTTTGTAGCAGGAGTGATGTATCCACCACCAGGTGTGATTGTTGGTGTTACTGCTGAGTCAGTTGTGTAACCTGCGCCAGCACCACCAGCGACCTTTTCAACCTGTGTTGTTTCGATGAATACTGTGTCGTATAGACGACCGATTTCACCGAGCATGAAGTTTCCTGGAGCAGCGTACTTAGTGACTTCGATGAATTCAGCGTTGTCACGGAGCTTACGGCTCTGGTGTGGGTGAACGAATGCCACGTAGGTTTCACCAAGACGTGGGATGTTCTTTGTAGCAAGTGACTCAACAGCGTCCTTGACTGTGTGTGGTGTCAAGAAGTAGTTACCTGTCAATTCAGCACGTGAAGCAGCTACAGCGCCGTTTGCGTACCAGTTGTTGACTGCTGTTAGGTCTGAGCGATCTTCACCGTAGATTGTTGAAGATGCTGCCATGAGTGTGTCGCGTGAAAGGTTATCAAGATAGATAGCCATGTTACGACCAAGAAGACGTGAGGCTGATGCCATTACGTCATCGAATGAAGCATTGAGCAAGAGCTCAGATACAGCAAGAGCATAACCATGCTCTGTTACTGTGATTGAGAATTGCTGTGCTGTAAGTGCGTTAGTCTGCATACGAACACCTTCAACAAGCGCTGAAGCGTATCCGAGGTTGTTGTAACGCATGAAGTTAATCTGAAGACCAGGTGCAACACCAAGTTCAGTCTTCTTGACTGCAAACTGCTCAAAGCGAAGGATTGGCAGAGCCTGGAAAAGGATTTCCTTTGACCAGATCTGTTGGATCGCTTGAGTTAGCTGGGTGTTTGTACCTGAGTAAGCGGTTGGGGACGCAGCGAGGTTGCCGGTACCCGTGATTCCAGATGCCATTTAGCTATAGCTCCTTATGTATGGGTTTTGGATTAGGGGTTTCCGAACATGCCCTGTGACACGCCACGAGCCTGTGGGCTCATTAACTTGTCGCGGTATTGTGCGTATTCTTGAACTGACATTGACGCAATCTCTTGCGCCGTAAACGAACGTTGTGCCGAATTAGTGTCCAATGGTCCGGCTGGCGGCAAGGTTGCCCTTGTGCCAGTCATATCTCTACGTGCGGTTTGCATTGCTTGCTGCGCCGACTCGAGAATTCTTGCTGAGCGTTCTTTGAGGCCTTCAATACTTGCTTCTACTTCTTCACGAGTATTACCCGCTAGAAGATCTAGAAGTTCTGGGATGATGGCTTCACGCTCTTGTTCTACACGCTGATTGCGGTAGTTCTGAAGGTCTGTGAAGTTACGTTCTTGCTCCAATAGGGCGAAGGCACGCTCACGTTCTTGACGCTCACGCTCCAACTGCTCCTGCCACTCTTGTTCTTTAACTTTGAGGAGATCACGAACTTCAAGTTCTGATTCCGCAATTTCTTTTGCCTTAAGCGCTTCTGCCTCTGCTTGCGCTGATGCTTCTGCTGCCTTACGAGCGGCTTCTTCTTCTCTTTCTTTCTTAAGGGAGTTTAGTTCTTCCTTAAGGCTTTCAATCTCAGGGTAAAGTTTTGACTTTTCCTGTGAACGAACTTTTGCAAGATCTTCTTCAGTATAAAACTTTGAGTTAGTTTTATCTTCTGTGATCACTGCAGTTACTGCATTTGTACTAGTAGCAATTGACGCGTCAGCGCCAGACATATTGACTACTGGAGTAGTACCTGTTTCACCCGCAAATGCGGCTGCGACAGTGGCTTCTAAACCTTCCGACATGGTTACATCCTTTTCTAGGGGTCGTTATCCGATATGAGAGCACGTATGACCTAACGTTGGTACTAATTTTTCTATTTCTTACAAAAAATTACAGCCTAAACTGATTATTTTTCGTAATCTTCTGGTACTCGACGCTGAGGCAATTTAGTGCCATGTGCTTCGGTTACCAGACGGTTTCTTACTTCCTGTTCCCCTTGGAAGATCATTGCTTGAGCTTCATCGAGGACCGGGGTTGCTGCTCCAGCCTGTCCGCCCATAGGCATTCCAGATTCTGGGTTCATCATTGGCTGTCCTGGCTGTCCGTCAGGACCTGGTGCGATACCAGTCAACTTAGTGATTTCTGCAGCAATTTCATTCTTTAGCATCTGAAGAGCGCCATCAGCCTTGGCATCATCCATCAATTCCTGACGAATTTCATTCATCTTCTCTGCTGGGAACTCTTCTCCAAGTGCACGAAGAGCGCCTTCCTTAGACTCAAGGCCAAGAGAAATCATGGTCTGGGCTTCATTGAGTGCAATCAACTTATCAAGTGGCAATGGTTGTGGGAACTGAATAATTGATCGGTACGTAATTGGGTCGTTAGGATCTAACTGAGTAACCTGACCTGGCTTTAACGGCGTATTAAAGTTAGGGTTCCAAGTAAACATCTCTGGCTCTTTGATAGCGAGGTTAAGAAGGACTAATTCGTTAACTCGCTCTAAGCCGTGTGCGTACTGAATAATCTTTTGATGGTAACGGTTCATCAAAGGTTGGAACTGGATAGAAAGCGCAACGCCTGACGTGTTAGAGATAGGCTGGGCCTGACCAAGTGCAGTTTCAGGAACACCGATCATTTCATGCATGGACTTTTTAAGCATGTCCATAAATTCCATCGCGCCCTTAAGACCTTGAGCACCGCCCTCAAGATTTTCTACTCGAGCTTCTTTAGGAAGACCACCCCAAACTTTGTTGGCGCCTTTTTCAAGTTGCGAAGCTTTTGCTCCAATAATGACAGTGACTGGCGCCGCATGGTAATTAACGATGTCAGCAATATCAGTAGCAGTTTCGTTATAAGTACGGTTAATGCTGATAATGTCATTGCAATCGCTAAGACCCCAAGGAGAACCACTGACACGGAAATTTGGAATATGAACAACGGGAATAGTGCCAAGTGGGTTAGGGCGCGAATCAATAAGTTCGTCATTGATGTATTCCTCAATAATGTCATCAGTTAGGATTTCTGTGTAAGTAAATACTTGACGAGTGCCTTCAAGCGATGTACCCCAGAAACGATACTTGAGCTTAAAACGAATAAGGCGCTCACGGTCGTGAGGGTGAAACTCTGGAAAACAGAAAGATGAATTGAGAGGCAAAATACGAACACGACCAGGATGTACGCGACCAGCAGGATCTGTGTATTCCTCTTCATATGCAACCTTGATGAAACAGTCGCCAGATACTGAGCCCTGTTGACCGATTTCCCACAAAACAGTTGCTTTGTTGTTATCGACTTCCCAAACTCTTTCAAGTAGATCTGGGACAATCGCTTCAGTTTCTTTAGGTGAGCGGAACTGAACGCCCTTACCAAATGTAAAGTTGATAACAAAGTCTGTAAACGCACGATAATAGTTTAGCGCTACCTGAGACTCACCTGTTTGACGGCGGTATGAATAGTGATGACCTAGGTACATAGCCCAGTTCATTGAGTAACGGTTTAAGCGTGGGCCGTGAACTTCAAACTCTTCATCCGCAAGTTCTACAAGACCTAGGGGTGAAATTGAGATAGTTAAATCGCTTGACGCCGCCCTATAACTTGGCGGTGAGAAGTCAATTGAACTCACTTAAA